AAGTAGACCGTAATAGGATGGACTCATATATTGTTTAAGGGGTAATTATGTTATTGCAGGAAGTGTTTAACCAACTTACTTTCGGAGAGCTATCTCAATTAAGTATTGGTGGCGGTGAAGCAGGGGTAATTGATTCCACTAACCATCACAGAATAATCCCACATGTTAATTTAGCATTAGGAGCTTTGTATAGTCGCTTCCCCTTGAAAGAGGGAAGGGCAACTGTTGCTCTGTTAGGTGAGAAGTACACATACGCACTCCAGGTTGAAGACCTTAATCGGATAGGACGTGTGTTTACTGCTAAGGGGCATGAACTAACCCTTAATGACGAGTTGGATAGATATAGCTGTTTCACTGTTAGTTCTAGAGTATTAACTGTACCTGTTGATATTGTAGATGGGGCTACAAATTTACCTGAGGCATTAATAACTGGTTCACTAGATATCACATATCGTGCTAACCACCCCAAACTACAGGAAATAGACCCTGACTTTGACCCTGATGAAATCGAATTAGAACTCCCGTACACTCACCTGAATGCACTCTTGTACTTCATAGCCGCTAGGATGCTTGCGCCTACTGGTTCAGGACAGTTTGAGGGCTTAGTTAGTAATAGTTATATTCAGAAGTACGAACGGGAAGTACAACTACTGACTGCAAACAACCCACAGGTAGAGCTGACTAGTAATACTACTGGTTTCAGGAGAGGGGGTTGGTCCTAATACTGATAGTGTACCCATCCGACTACAGGGTTAGATAGCCCTGCTGGGTACTGCGGTAGGGAGTAGTAGTAGTAAAAATAAAGAGGTTACCTATACCTACTAAGTAGGTTAGGCTTTTAATTGTAACTCAAAATGGTAATTATTCAATGACCACAGAACAGAAATCTTCAAGTGATGCTGAAATAGTTGCTCCTAAAGGCTGGACTAAAGTTCCAACTATTAGGGAATTAAAACAAGATCAGTCCGATGCACGGCCAATACATGATGCACAGGTACTTAAGATAACTGGATGGTTAGATAACTTAAATCTTACTGGCAGTGCAGTTATAAAGAAGGTTCCAGGGCAATCCTCTGTGCAGCCTCAACTTATACGTAAGCAAGCAGAGTGGAGATACGCTGCATTAAGCGAACCCTTTCTATCTACTGATGATGTCTTCAATGTGTCCCCTGTTACCTCTGAAGACCGTGAAGCATCCCAACAGAATCAACTCTTACTGAATCACCAACTCAATACCACAATTAATAAAACAAAGTTCTTCGACGAGTACGTGCGTACTGGTGTGGATGAAGGAACTATTATTGTACAAACAGGTTGGGAATTTATTGATGAGAAATACACAGAAGATGTACCTGATATAGAGTTCCGTGTGAATCCTGAGTTTGCTCAGATTCATGAAGAATTAGCTGTGATGAGGGAAACTAACCCTAGCCTGTATGACACAGATGTAGAAGATGAGATGAAACAGGCTCATGAGCTCTCTATTGAAAATGGGCAACCAATTGAGCCTGTATTACTTGGAACTGTAACAGCTACAGAGAAGACACGGATTCTCAGTAATAGACCTACATTAGAAATTTGTAATTATAAGAATATTACGATAGATCCTACTGCTAAAGGGGATATGCTCAAGGCTCAATTTATTATAAAGAGTTATGAGACTAGCAAATCTGCACTGAGAAAGGATGGTAAGACTTATCATAATCTAGAGAAGATAAATGTTGATGGTAACTCTATCTTAGCAAGCCCAGACCACTCCCCTCGTCTTGATGAAGCTAATTTCAATTTCTCTGATGATGATCGTAAGAAATTCGTAGTTTACCAGTACTGGGGTAAACGAGTTGTAGACGATACTGGTATTACTACTACTTTCGTAAGTGAATGGGTAGGCAACACAATGATTCGTCTTGAGGAGGCTCCTTTTCCTGATAAAGAGCTACCTTTCGTGGTCGTGCATTACTTGCCTGTTAGAAAGAGTAATTATGGAGAGCCTGATGGTTCCCTATTAATAGATAATCAGAAAATAGCTGGAGCAGTGTCCCGTGGAATGATAGATATCATGGGTAAATCCGCTAATGGGCAAACAGGTATGCGTAAAGACATGCTTGATGCTACTAATCGCCGCAAATTCGATTCAGGTAAGGATTATGAATATAATGGTGGAGTAGACCCGCGTCAGGGGGTATTTATGCATACATACCCAGAGATCCCACAATCAGCCCCGTTCATGCTTCAATTACAGAACCAAGAAGCAGAATCACTTACTGGGGTCCAGGCGTTCTCTGCCGGTATTTCAGGAGCTTCTCTAGGCGATGTGGCTGTTGGTGTTCGTGGAGCGTTAGACGCGGCCTCTAAGCGTGAATTAGGCATATTGCGTAGATTGTCTAATGGTGTTGTAGAGATAGGGCATAAAATCATCAGTATGAACGCTGTGTTCTTATCTGACGAAGAGGTTGTTCGTATTACTGATTCAGAATTCGTTACCGTGCGTAAGGATGACTTACCAGGTGTATTTGATTTAAAATTATCCATCTCTACCGCAGAGGAAGATGATAATAAAGCAGAACAGTTGGCATTTTTACTACAAACCATGGGTCCTAATATGGATCCAGAATTAATTAAAATGATCCTGTCTGATATTGCTCGATTACGCAAGATGCCTGATATGGCAGAGAAGATTGAGAACTACAACCCAGAGCCAGATCCAGTACAGGTTAAATTACAGGAATTAGAGGTAGCTAAGTTGGAAGGGGAGATCGCTAAGACACAAGCAGAAACCCAGAAGATCCTTGTAGAGGCTGGTTTAACGGATGCTAAGATAGATACCGAAGGAGCTAAAGCAAGTCATCTCAACTCCCAGAAAGACAAGACGGATCTTGACTTCGTTGAGCAGCAAACAGGTACTACACAGGAACGTAACTTACAATCTGCTGGGGCACAGGCTGCTGCGAATAGTGACTTAGCAATATTACAATCTTCCTTGAAACGTGGAGAAGAACGAGAGCGGGCACCTAAGTAATATTTGACTATAGTAGGGATAAACTGTTATATATCAGGTATTCGATCAATTACTTTAACAATAGGGAAATACAAAACAGATGGCTAACCGAGAAATTGAGGCAATCGAATTAGAGATTCGCAATGCTCAAAAAATTCTAGACACTGCCGCAACATTAGACAGATTGAAGAAGAATGTAGACTTCAAAAAAATAGTTATGGAAGGATACTTTAAGGAAGAGGCTATTCGTTTAGTCCACCTTAAATCACAACAGCATATGTCGAGTCCTGAGTCACAAAGTATGATTCTTAACCAAATTGATGCAATCGGCTGCTTAAGCAGTTATATGGATGCTACATACCATAAAGCGGCTATGGCGCATAAAGTTGTTGAGGATGGGCCTGACATGATTGAGGCGTGCTATCTCGATCAGGAGGAATCAGCATGAGTACTCCTATAGAAAAAGAGGTCTCCCCACTAGATATGTCTGATGAGGATTTCCTTAATGCGCCGGCACCTGAAGATACGGTTACAGAACCTGAGGTAGAAGCAGAAGAAGTTACCACTGAAGAAAATATAGCTCCTATAGAAGCAGAAGAGGAAACCCCTGCTGAGGTTACTGAGGAAGCCCCCACCGAAGGTGAAGGGGCGGAGGAAGTGGCCGATGCTACAGAAGAAAAAGAAAAACCAGTAGAATTAACTGACACCAAGATTGAAGGGGATAAGAAGCCCGCTACTGAGATTAAAGAACCTGATGGTGGCATCACTGACGCACAATATAAGGAAGAGCGTGAGCGGCTATTTGCTCCTATTAAGGCTAATGGACGGGAGATCAAAATAAACAGTGTGGATGAGGCTATCTCTCTCATTCAGATGGGCGCGAATTACAATAAGAAGATGGAGCAGATGAAGCCAAATCTCAAGACAATTAAGTTGCTTGAGAATAATGGCTTAAATGATCCGGTGAAGTTGAACTATTTAATTGATTTGGATAAGAAGGACCCTGAAGCAATACTCAAATTAATTAAAGATAGTGGCATTGATTTACATGAATTAGATATAGAAGCAGAGAGTAAATACACACCTAAGACTCGTGTAGTTAACGAAAACGAGATTGATCTGGATACGGTTTTGGACGAGATTCAAGGCACACCAACGTACAACCGGACTCTTGATGTCGTTAGCAAACAATGGGACGGTGAGAGTAAAAAAGCAATAGCAACCCAGCCGTACATACTCAAGACATTAAATGATCAAATGGAAAGTGGGATCTATGATTTAATAAATGTTGAGGTTGAGCGGCAACGGATGCATGGTGGTTTGAAGGGTGAATCGGATATTGAGGCTTACCGTAGAGTTGGCGAGGGCATACAGGCTAGTGGTGGATTTGATCATTTGGGTAGCTCCCAGAAACAAACTCCCGCCGCAGCTCCTGAGGTTGTTGTTCCAAAGCGAAAAGTTGAAGACCCGGCACTGAAAGAAAAACGTAAGGCTGCAGGTACTACTAGAGAGGCTCCTTCTGGAACCCCTTCTAATAGAGACCTCAACCCATTGAATATGTCGGATGCAGACTTTGAGAAAATGTCTAGACCGTAATAATCTAAACTAAAAGGAATATGTACCATGGCTAATGAACAATTATTTAACTCCCCATCAACTACCGCATCAGGTGTAGCATCCGATGTCGGTCCACAGATTAATAATGCTTACTACCAAAAGAAGGCATTAGTAGATGCCGCTAAAGAAACCTACTTTGGTCAATTGGCTGACGTGGCTTCTATGCCTAAGCATTTTGGTAAGAAGATCAAGCGGTATCATTATCTTCCATTGCTTGATGATGCTAACTTGAATGATCAAGGTATTGACGCTGCTGGTGCGACTATTGCTATCACAGAGTTTTATGTTACATACCCTCGTTTGGTCATGGAAGAGCCTGCTGCAACTGTAGCTGCTGTTGTCGCTGCAATTAATGATGATATGGATACTAGTTTTGTAGCCGCCGTAGCAGGTGCTGCAAACTCTGGTGCTTCTGGTGTTGGTTTCAATTCCATCACACTTACCGTACTAACCCTGAAATACTTGAATGAGACTAAAGCAGATTTAGTTTTAGCCAAGAATATCGGTGCCGTTAAACAGCAAGGTTCTGGTAATCTGTATGGTTCAAGTAAGGACGTTGGTGTTATCACAGGTAAGCTTCCTGCATTGTCAGAAGTAGGCGGCCGCGTTAATCGTGTTGGGTTCAAACGTGTTGAGCTTGAAGGTACTTTTGAGAAGTTTGGTTTCTTTGACGAATACACACAAGAGTCTCTAGATTTTGATACTGATGCAGAGCTATTCCAGCACATCAATACTGAGATGGTTAAAGGCGCAAACCAACTAACTGAAGCTGCTCTGCAGGTTGATTTGTTAAACGCAGGTACTACTACTCGTTTTGCTGGTACAGCTACTCTCATATCAAATGTATCCGTAACTGATATTGTTGATTATAACGACATCATGCATCTAGGTATTGATCTTGATAACAACCGTACACCTAAGTCTACTAAGGTTATTAACGGTTCACGTATGATTGACACTAAGACAGTTATGGGCGGGCGTATTGCTTATATCGGTTCTGAGTTGATTCCTACACTTAAGAACATGACCGACTTAGCAGGTACTATTGGTGCTGCTTTCATTCCAGTTCAGCATTATGGTGATGCAGGTTCAATCATCCAAGGCGAAATCGGGACAATTGATTCTCTTCGCTTTGTAGTTGTTCCTGAAATGCAAAAGTGGTCAGGTGCTGGTCTAGTTGCTACAGGTACTACCGTTCTTGAGACTGCCGAGAAAGTAGATGTGTTCCCTATTCTAGTAATCGGGGATGAATCATTTACAACTATTGGCTTCCAGACTGACGGTAAGACAGTTAAGTTCAAGATCATTCATAAGGCCCCTGGTGAAGCTACTGCGGATAAAACTGAGCCATTTGGTGAAGTTGGTTTCATGAGTATCAAGTGGTACTATGGTTTCATGGCTCTTCGTTCTGAGCGTATTGGCATCATCTATACTGCTGCTAAATTGTAACTTGTAGTTACATTAGTTGGGGGGGTAGGTACTAATTTACCCCCCCAATATTTTTATACTCAATGAGAGGAACACCTAGTATGCCTACCAAATTAGAAGCACTTAAGAAACAAGCTGACGAACTCAAAATTACCTATCACCCTTCTATTGGGCTGAACGCCTTACAAGAGAAAGTGAATACAGAATTAGACTTATTAAATGAAACTGCTAATACCCCTATTCCTACCCCCACAGTAGAGCCTGAGCCTGAGCCGGTTCCTGTAGCTATCCCTGAGACAGAAGGGGAAATGCGTATGCGTATGAAGAAACACGCGCAGAAGAAGATACGCGTACGTATCACATGTATGAACCCAAACAAGAAGGATTACGCTGGTGAAATATTTTCAGCAGGTAATAGGGTTGTTCCTACGATCAAGCAATTCATCCCTTATAATGCTGGCGAAGAGGGATGGCATGTTAGCAATATCATCTTAGGCGTCCTACGGGGAAGACAGTGTCAGGTGTTTAATACCATTACTGATAAGCAAGGGCGTAAACATCGTAAGGGTAAACTGATTAGAGAATTCGCTATTGAAGAATTACCCTCATTAACTCAAATTGAGCTTGATGCATTAGCCGCAACACAGGCAGCAACCAAATCATTAGAAGATTAATTTAAGGTAAACGAATGACACATTTAACGATTGTCCCTGTCACTCTCCCCCAGTTATCAGAAGCAACTATTGATGGTACAGGGGTTTTCGATACCTTGATGCGTGCGAATAAGGTTCATCTTGAGCAAGA